GATATAATATATATGGTCATTTAAGCGTAATTTTGCAATAAAAAAGAGCCTCCCATATATTCATAGGAGGCGGTTCCACATAAAACTCTTAAATAAAAATTTGCTCTTATTTTAATCAATATCACATTTAATACTATTTAGTATAGATTTAGTTGAATATTTAATTTAAAAGCCTGCCTGTGGCTATAGATTGATTGTACAGCATATATCTTACTGTATTCATTATTAAATTTGATTGCCGTTAGCTTTTTCTGAATCTTTTCTCAATACATCAATAGCCTTTGCAATTATAGATGGTACCGGCACACCCATCAGCCCGGCATTCTCGATTATAGAAATGCTTTCATTTGCTACAAATGCTATGATAACTGCATCTTTTATGTATGTTGTATGCATTATGATATCAAGTCTTACTGCTACAAGTACTATAAGTAGTGCAACGCCTTTGCGGCATAAACCTTTAAATCCCGCTCTTGACTCAAGCGCACCATTCTCACTTTTCTTGCTTTTCTTAAATATGCCTGCGACCGCCAGACCTGTAATGTAGTCTACAGACATAAATACAATCAGTGTTATTAGTGCATCACTCCATCCTCCAAACATAGCTGCTATAAATCCTCCTATTGCTCCAACTGTTGAATACAAAATATTTGCTCTCATTTTAACCTTCCTTCCTACTCTGCTAAATCGTAATTTTTCAAATCAGGCTTAGATGTATCATACTCTTTCTGATACTTGCCATCAGCGTCAACCCAATAATACAGATCCTTACCATCCGCTTTTATATATGCATTTATTGCCATAACTCCTGATTTCGTAAGATAAAAAGACATTTCATCTACATTTATCCACTGTCCTGAGAGCATGGCTCCGTCGGCAGGATTCATATAGTACCAGTCGTCACCTTGCTTAAACCAGCCCTTAATCATATAGCCTTTTTGGTCGAATACATACCACCTGTCGTCTATGTATGCCCACCTGCCTGCTATGCGACTGTGTGGCGTGTCGGCATACCACCACTGGCCGTCTTTGTCTACATTCCAGCCAAGCGGATACTCTACCTGCACAGACTTAGTCTTCTCTGCTTTTCTGCCATTTTCAAGTGCTATAGCCGTGTGATGGAACTCATACAGAAGTATATCCCCCCTTTTAAGGTATTCATCTGATATTAAATACTTAGGAGATGATAACAGTTCAAATTCTCCTGTGCGTAAAAGTGCATTAGCCTCATTACCTGTATAAATATCTCCCGATACACTTATCCCAGCATAATTTACGCATACAGCCACTAAGGCACTGCAGTCGGTTTCACACGGTGTTTTTACATCCTCTATCTTCCAGCCGTTGGCCTTGCAAAGGCTATATAGAGTGGTTCTTTGGTTTTGGTCGTATCCTATATTATTATTCTTACAGGCTTTTTCCATGGCTACTGCTATCTTTTCCGCCTTATCAGGATTTTTAGGTCTAAGCACCTTGTTCCAAGGGCGATTGTACCACTCGCGTATCGCAACCTCTCTAAAATCCTGATCGCCTGCAACGCCACCGCTGTATCTGCCTCTTTCATCTCTGCTTGCCTGTCCTATTTTAATCATATTCTTTCCTTTCTCGAATTAAAAAAGAGGGAACAACTCCCCTCTTTCTGTTATTAAAATATCTTTTTTTGTTATCAAGCTACATCATCAAATACTCATCTGTCTTCATGAACTCTTCTACGGCTGCCCTGTACTTCTCCGGCACTTCGTCTATTATCATCAACCCATACTTAATTCTTGATGCATAAAATCTCACATACACTTTTAACTTTCTTTTACTGCTCATTTCCTTCTCCTTCCTCATCTGAACTCATCAATTCAACAAGCATGTTTGACAGGGCATCTATACGCCCTGTCAATGTTGCCTCTACCTGCTCCACTTTATCCATAGTCCTGAACATGAGTAATGCCTGTATCTGAGAAATTACTCCTGTATCATCCTTTACAAAATTTATAGTGATACCCTGCAATTTAAGGCCTGTTACAGTCTCCTCACTGCCATCACTTTGCACTGTCATAATCACTGTATTTGCATCAGTCAACTTGTCCTTAAGCTCATCAAGCTTTGCAAAGTTATCTATTACAGTGACAAAAGTGTCGCCGTAATGTGTTGATAATTCAATTTCAGTTTTGTCCTTCAATATCAATTTACTCATTATTTCACCTCAAATAGTTTTAATTTATCAATTCTATCTTTGTAAATGTTACGCTGCCTATAGCACTTGACATATTATAATCGCTATATGCACTGGCACATAGTGCAACAAATGCATCCTGATTTATGCTTGATGTATCGATAATCATCTCATATGTATCTCCATTGTATGTACTACCTGCATTTTCAGCTGAACTATGCATTTTATGCATTCCACCAATTAGACTGCTTCTATTTGCTGCATCATATAAGTGTACATATACATCAACTCCAGCTCTTCGATTGTAACTACCTGTATTCATTCTGACATCTAGTTTATACGTTATTTTTATCCACCTAAAAAATGTAAATAATATTGCTCTGTCAAGAACGAATCCAACATATTGTCCGCTAGACCAAAGATGAAAATTGCTTCCTGCTGAAACATTTATAGTTGTTCCGCCTGCATACCTTGAGTAGTTGCTTGCAGTGGCTGTCCTGTCACGATATATTCCAGCTTCCGGAAAATCCTTATTCGCCACTCCCCCTACATACAATGCATTGAAAGTGGCACCGTCAAAAACCGGTCTACCGATTCTATAATCTGGAAGTCCTCCAGGCACACCGAACATATTTACACCTTCACGAATATTTTCAGGAAGTACATACGGGGCAGGTAAAAACACATAATTTGCTCCTTGTATAAACGACCCATTTTTTATGCCAACAACAATTCCTCTTCCTACCCCAGGTAAATAGTAAGAAAATCCCTGCCCAGAATGACTAGAATTTGCAATGATTACATCACCATGACTAGCAATCCATCTTGGAATTGTTCCGGCAAATTTTACACCGTATTGGCTTGTGGCGGTTTGCCATTCTAATACCGAATCTGCCTGAGCGGTTCCTAAATTATTTGCATCTATGCAGACATGCGGATGTCCATCTGGGCGATTGTAGTAACCATTACCGTGTGGAAAATCCACATAAAAAACAGGATTATTTCTATCAGTCCAGTTGTCAATTCCAAATGTGGTCGATTTATTAACCCTGTAATTATTATCCTGCGTGTTAATGGATTTTATCTGACCCTGCTTTCCAAGCACATTAAGAGCACTCAGCATCTTACTTGCATCAATTCCAATAGCATTTGCAAGCACATCATACGGCACTATCGCCGCCGGCTTGTAATTACCATCTTTGGGATAGAACCCTTCCTCAAACCTCACGTGAACCTTATTTTCCCATGTCGCATTTACCACTTCCGATGCTGTATTCCAAGCACCGTATGTGTGTACAGTACCCCTTACTCCTGCTATAGTAAGACTACTCAGCATTTTATTTGCATCTACACCTGCTACGCTTGCCATCACTGCATAAGGTATAGTCACATACGGCTTCCACTGCCCTGCTTGACTGTAGTATCCCTCCTCCATTCTTGCTACAAATTTGCTTTCCCAATGTGCATTTGTAAAATCTACCGCATCCATTCCATTTCCACGGTTGACCATCGTGCCTTCGATAATTTCATCATCACTATCCGTAGTGACCGTCTTATAGCCCTGTAGCACTTGAGCCTTGCCGGCAGTAACATCATCTGATGATACTCCGCCTGTACCTCCTGCCATCAAAATTGCATCAGCCATATTACACCTCCTTTACTGCAAGATAAAAGCTTCTTTGAGGCTTCTTTCTATAGCAAATCAACTCTATATATCCGTCATATACAACCACCTTATCAAGACAGCTGTAGGCCTTCCACATTGCCTTTATCGTAGATGCATCAGTCATGTTATCTTCAATTTTGTGGCTCACGATAGGAGTATCACTTGCTTTTATGTTTGGAATATCTATTCTTTGTTTAAAGATAGTATTACCTTCCCATTTTGTGGCAAGTACCTCAAATATAGTTGTAGTTCGGCTTTTGCTTAACTCCTTATCATTTCTTATTAAATCTTCCAAAACAGCATTAAATAAATCAGCGTGAGCCCTGTCAGTAGTTTTGAATCTACGGATATCGTCTGTTTTAATATTAACCATTACACCACCTCCTAGAAGGTATCATAGATATCAAACGTCATTTCTATATCTGCATCTTTCTGTTTAGCAGAAAATGTCTTAATACATACAATATCTCCGTCGCTATCTACCAACGCCAATTCACTTATCTTTTCTCCGACACATTCATTATTCCTTATTGTACCTGTATATTTCATGGTCTTATTGTTATCAAAAGAATGTGAATCAAGGGCTTTTCTAAGAACCTCATGCACTAAACTTGTAGCATTTTCATTAGGCTCTATAGCTTCACCTCCGGTAGATACTCCTCCAGTACCAAACGCCATATGAGTAACGGTAGGAAATGGAATGTCCCCACTTCTAGCTCTAAGCAATTTCAGTTTCGCCTGATTTAGAATAACTGCATTTGCCATGTTTATAACCTCTCTTTCCAGATTTTGCTATCTAATAGTCTATTACCATCAAGAACGACCTCTCCGTTCAATGTCCAAGGGTCTTTATCTATTGTTATGTAACCCATATAACAATTATCTTGTATAAGCCTTATTTTACTTCCTATAGCAAGCTTTGTTTCTTTTTCTATGAATATATGTGTTTTACCATTTGAAACGCTCCTCTGGGCTATAGGCAATGTTATTCCAAGCTTTAGTTTGTTTACTTTGAATATTTCCAAGAACATTAAATAAAAAAGGTCATCATATACAGATTCATAGACAAGACTAACTCCTCCAGGCTTTATATTTAATGTCTTCAAAAAACTTGTATATCCAGCATCTATATCTTGTTTCGGCATAGTCAGAAAAATAGTTGCAGGTCTTTCAGGCTTTTCACGATAGTAAACAGGTGATGATGTACCCCATATAAGCTGTAACCCATTTATAATGTCATAATATGTACATGAGTTGGTATTCCTAAGCTTTTTATATGTGAGAATACGTCTATAAATATCATCAGACGCAAGCGGCGTATTAACATCAACTCCTGCAAAACTTGCAGCTTCAACTCTTGACATAGCAACTATACTACCTGCCATATCCAAGTTCTTACCTTCGGCAACATCTATATCAGTTTTTATATCAAGCTCTTTAAAAACATTTAAGACATCTTCAAGTTGCCTTGAAAATGCCTTAATCAATATCTCTATATTATTTTTATCTTGAAATTGTGAAGGTAAATCGCACATCCAATCATCATAAATTTTCATCACAACTTACCTCTATTCTATCTTCACCAAGAATTATTTTTTGCCTTGTATTAACAATAACATTTTTTGCTATGTAATCAGATCCATTTGGTACATGAGATAATTCATCACTATATGCACTTTGAATATCTACATAGGTTAATCCGGGTATAGCCTCATATAGGCTTTCTATCAAAGTCTGAATAAGCAAACTCTTTCCTGTACTTATTTTCTTGTTATTTTCAACAATCAAAGAGCTAACCATCTTTTTGTAGTTGTCAGGTAAACTGCTTCTCTTGCAATGTAATACAACTTTTAGCCAAACATATATATAGTTAGGTCGATTAAACTTGATAGGAATGGAATCTCCATATTTCCCAGGAACGTTCACTACAACACTTCCATACGTCTGAATACCTCCTGCCTTTTTCCTTAATATTGCACTTGCAATCTCAGAATCATCCCCACCTTCTACAACAAATTCAATACTATGCGGTGGCATCTGCCTATCATTAACAAAGTCTGTATCATTCTCAAATCCAGAAACCGTTTCTATGCCTCGAACACTATTTAAAATTTCAGCAATTACACTATCAATCATTGTATCTGAGCGTAAAGCTGATTTAGCTATATACGCCTGCCTTAGTTCAATGTCGGTCTGAGTCTCTCGACCATAAACAGGTTTGAGCCTATTAGTAACGCTTGAAAAACCTGCAATATTATCTACAAGCTTTGTAATTACATTATTTGGTAGCTGTACCTTTCCATATTGTTCAGTTTCAAAATTAGCTATAGTAACGACATAATCTGTAGTCAAATTACTTGATAACACTAAATTTGAATTTCTTCCTGATAATTTGTCTGTTATTATTACTCCATCGCCATCTATAGAAGCATTAAAGTCACTGTTATTTAATGAATTAGCAATTCCATTTATTAAGGCTACCTTATCATTAGAGTTGTTAGTGTAAATATATTCACTACCATTGATAGTAATGCTATAGATTGCATTTTCAACTGCTACTACCTTTAATCTACAGCTATTAAACCTACTCCTTGATATTTCAAAGTCATTAACTGCATAAAGCCTTGTTTCAGGATTAGTATCAGTAGCTACCGGAGTGTGCATTCTCACTATTGTTCCATCTACTCCTTTGCAGTGTAGAGGATATATCGTTCTTGCTGCACGTTCTCTTCTAATACCACCATATTGTATAGCATTATCTAAGCTTACACCTGTAGCAGATGATGGATATTTTGCATAATAGCTGTCCTGTGCTACTTCCCAAAGATTTGCTATCTGTCCTGCAAATGTAGTTACCAATACATCTAAAAAAGATGGCTTTGAAATTCTAGTATCAATTCCAAAACCATCTGACAATTCTTCATGAATCTCATCTAAAATTGTATCTAATCTTTTGATAACAAATCCATTATCTGTTAGACCATATTTTGCCATTTATCTCCACCTCCCCTCTTATAGTTTCTTCATCAGTAGATACTGTATAAAATATACTGCCTCGTCTATTTTTAGCATCTATCTTTATTTCTATATCGATTACGTCAACAACATCTTCTATCTCAAATATCTTTTCTCTAATGATACCTTCAATCATTTCAATATCCGGATTTTTTGTTAGCACATAGTCAAAATAATCTATGCCTTCCTCCTTATTCCATTTCCACTCACCTAATATCCATAATATTTTTACCTGAATTTTTTGCTTAATGGAATCCGTAAGCATAATATCCCCTGACTGAGAAATGAACAAATCTCCATTTCTTAATTCTATATCCATATGTGAATACTCCTATATGTTGTCAGCTTTTATATTGCCATTTATTTCAACATTTCCTTTGATTACCAATCCTTTTTCAGATATAGATAATGTTGTAGGACCTGAACTTATAATTACAGCCTTATCCTTTGTAGCCTGCTGCATGCTTTGTGAAGGAATCTTACATAGTCCTAATATTGCTACTGCACTTGTAAAATCAAATTTTAACGGAACAATAGTTTTTGCACCGTTCCTCCACTCATCCAATTCAACTTCGGATATAAGTAGCATACAATCATCTCCAGCTAAAACGGGAAATGCAATCCCTATACCACTACTGTTTGAATATGGAAACATAACAGGTACTTCACTAATAGCAGGCATTTCTTTATATTCTCCATTAAACTTAAATCTGCCATACGGCTTAACGGTTGCAGTCCCACTATTTACATTAAAATCCACTATTTTCCCAGGAATAGATGTATGAATATTTTCAATCTCAGCTCTAACAGTAGACTCAATCTCTTGTGCAAACTCTTGTAGCATTTTTCTCCTTTCACTGTATTGCTATAACCTGTGCCGTACACTTCCAGGCACCTTCCATATTGTCACCATCAAAGGTAACTTTTATAACCAGAAAGTCACCTGTTAGTGCTTTGCTTTCAATTCTTACAATATCGTTTATTCCTATAGCACCATTGAGCAAATACTCAATTTCGTATCCGGTCTTTTTCTTCTCATCACTACTGTCACCTGAACCTGACTCTAATGTTATCTTTTTAGGAACTCCTAATAATCCGCTTTCTGATGATAACAAATATGCTCTACTTTGGATCTGCTTTGATGGTATCGTTATTTGCAATACTCCATTCTGAATCGTAAAGCTATGACCACATGCAGTAGTAATCTTATGCAATGCATTTTTTGCCGAGCCTATAAAGCTGAATCCGTTTGGGAAATCAGGAAATTGCAGATACTCAGCGTATATAACTGATATACCCATTGTATCTGCAACTTCTTGATATAGGTCCTTGGTATTAACAATACCATTTTTAGATATGGATAAAAAAGTATCTGACAATTCAACCTTACCATCTACAACTTCTATCTCTGTCATTCTATCAGCATTATCAAGTGTTGTAATTGCTGATACAACACTTCCAACCAATATAATAGAACGATTATTACCATATCCGGCTTTTAATTCTAATATGCAATCTTTACCCTCAAGTACATTTAAACTTGAGGGTGATAAATTCCATATTTGCACCTTTCCGTTGTTTGGTGTTTCTGAATTGGATTTTTCGATACTAAACGATATATGTAACACATCATTGTCTGAAACTTTATTGCCTATCTCAAATCCGTTTGCACCTTTACTTCCACACACTATGCTATAAGTTCTTAAAAAATTATTCATTCTAAGTCGCTCCTTGGTATATACACAAAGTCGGCAAGGCTATTAACAAAATCATTTCTTCCAATTTTGCCTAAATCAGATATGCATCCAAAATCACCATCAGGTAAGTCTATATTTGTATATTGAAAAAGCAATGGAAAGTTAGGCACGATTTTAATCATCGAAACCAACGGAAAACCTTTTGAGTTATATATTCCAAAGTTCCAATAATCAAATGTCTCATTATATGTAAATCTAAGCTTATATTCTGTACCATCAATAGTTATATTTGATATACTATCGTTCATATCAGGAACACCTATATAAATCATATAAACTCCTTACTTTTTCTTTTTGAATAATCCACCTGCAATACCATACAATATTGAATGTCCTTTCTTTGACTCATTCTTTTGACTTGAATCTGCATTTCCTCCTCCACCTGACGCGGCAACACCTGCACTATTGTTAGCCTCTTCTTCTCCGCCTTTCTTCTTAGAAGACTTTGTATCTGATTTTCCTGCGTTTGCCATACTTTGACCTGATTTCAACACATAATCAGGAATACTCGCAGTCTTGGTATTAGTAATTCTGACTTTTGTTGCAGTAATAGAAATTTCTCTTGCATATCCAAGCTCTTTCGATTTTTTTATGCTTATACTTGTAAGCCCCATATCCGTATAGATAGTATCGGGAGTCACTATTTTAACAAGCTTCTTAGACAACCATAGCTTTTCTATCTGCTCACAAATCTTTTTAACTCTATCCATCGAATTACTATGCCTATACAGAAATGTGACCGGCGTATTGCTTATATATAAAGTCATCTGTATACCGATAGGCTCTAATACAATTGTATCAGAAATAGGAAAACCGCTTTCTACAGGATACTTAGGAATAGTTGCATTCAAATCCTTCTGTTCACTTAACATGGCATCAAATGTAATGCCGTCTATAGCCACAGGCTTCAATCTTTTTCTTATCATGCTATATTTATCCCCTTGAATATGCAAGTGCCCTTGCCATGTATGTAGTGGCATCTGATGCAGATTTCTTCATTGCATTAGATACATTCCTTTGAGCTTCTATACTTCCTCCGGTATAACTATTATCAATGTTTACATTCTGTGTGATACTTGTAGACCTGTTACCTATAGTGCTATTAGCAGCTGTTCCATAGCTGGCAGTCCTCAAATTCATCAACGAACTCATATCTCCAGTTAGTGCCTTAATCTCATCTATTACATTTTTTCTGTTTGCTTTAATTCCTTGAGCCAATCCACCCATGAAATCCGGCATCCAGGTTTCATAGTCTGTTAGTGGTCCTTCATCCGGAACTGAGAAATGCAAAAATGACTTTATTCCACCGGCAACATTCTTTACTGCATCTGTAACCTTCCCCATAGCTCCTGTGATTCCGTTAGCTATGCCTTGAATCATATCAATACCCCATTGTACTGCCTGAGAAGGTAAAGATTTGATAAAGTCAATTGCTGCTGTAAAACCATTGACTATAGCATCTTTAATGCTTCCAACTGTGCTTGTAATACCATTTAATATATTATTAAATGTATCAGATATAAAGGATCCTATAGCATCAAGAACACCTGATAAGAAGCTTGATATATTATTCCAAATACTTTCCCATATAGTGATTATAAGGCCTAATACCGTGGCAATTACGGTGTATAAAGCTCCTGTTGCTGCATGGATTATTCCGATTATCATATCCCATAATCCTGAGAAAATTTCTTTTATAGCTTGCCATGCTCCACTCCAATTGCCTTGAAATACTGATGTAAGAAAGTTTAGAATGCCGTTCAGTACTTGCATAAAACCATCTATAACAATTTTCAGTCCATCAAATATTATTTTAAATCCTGCTAATACCGTACTTCCCCAGTTATCCCAAAATGTCTTTATAAGTCCAAAAACAATCTCTATAATTGTAAGAATAATATTTATAGATGTATTCACTATTGTAAATAATCTATCAAATACAATTGATAAGAAGTCTAATATCTTTTGCCATGTACTTAATATTGTGTTTGATGAGTTTTCTTGTGAATCTGCAATTTCATCACTACTATCACCAAATATTGTGCTTATGAGCTGTGAGATAAAAGTAAATATACCACCAAGGTAATCCATAACCAAATTCCAGTATCGTTCAAATGTAGCGTATATCTCTTCACCATGCTTTTCAAAGAAACCTTTAACAGTATCTATAAACATTCCGACTGCTTCTTTTATGGTATCGAATATGTTAAATAAAAACTCTTTTACCTTTCCGAAAGCATTGATTATATTCTGCCTTGCTTCATCTACATCTATACCTGCATTCTTGAAGATTTCTCCTATGACAGAATCATTTCCGAGCATAAACTGAATAAAGTCCTCCACAATAAGTGCGAGAACTACTATAACAGCAATTACACCTAAGACTTGTAGACTTGATGCCCCAAAGAACTTACCAATTCCTTGTATCAATTTGATAAACGCTTTAGCACCTTTTATTACTTTTCCCCAGTTCATAGCTATTAAAAATGCTCCTGCTATTATAGATAATAACTTAATAGCATTTTCCATGCCTCCAAGCCTATTTACTATAGTACCTACAACTCCTATGACTCTATCAATTCCACCCCTCATAGAGGATGTAAATCTATCAATAGCCGGCTGTAGTATTTTTACAATGCTATGTATTTTATCAAATGTTTTTAGAATACGATTATTTCCTTCTGCATCTAACAATATAGCCTTTGCAAATTTTGTTGCAGCCTTTACACCTTTAGTGACCCACTGAACAAATACTGCCATTACTGGAAGTAACTGTCCACCAATGAACTCTTTAAACTCTTCTTGTGCTGATTTTAAAGACCTCATAGATGACTCATAAGAACCCATACTTCTTACACAATCACCTACTGCATCAGGTGACTGTCTTAGAATAGCATTATAGTTTACCTGCATCTTATCAAGCTGAGACAGCTTTTCATAGCTTCCTTCCATGCCAAGTGCTTTCATTGTCTCTGCTCTAGTTACATCATTTAATACTGCACCTAATGTCTTTGCAGCTTCACTTTCTCCCATTACAGCCTTTGTCATGGCTTCAACTGCTACATCTTCATCTTGATTAGAAAAAGAAGCAATATCTAAGGCTAAAGAGGTCATCTCCTTAGATAAATTTGCTCCTTCTTCTCTTGTCATTCCAAAACCGACAAGTAGGTTCTGCTGATCTGCTAAATAAGCCTTAATTGCATTTTTATTTCTACCAACCGAATCAGCAAACTGAGTTGCCCAATTATCCATCTCGGTAGCCATATCTCCAAATACAACATTGAACTTATTTTCCATCTCCTCAACATTAGATGCTGCTTCAATACAATCAGATACAAAAGAGCCTAATGAGTTAATAGAAAAAGCAATGAATATAGTTCCTAAGAGTTTTGTAGCCATATCCTTAAGTGATTTAATACTACTTTCTGCCTGTTGCTGAGAAGCTGAGTCTACTTCAAATCCAAAGGCAACGGATATATCCCTAATTGTCATTTAAGTCCTCCTCTCAATCTCTTCGGCTCTCCCTCTTTCAATATCTAATTGCATAGAATATAAGGAATATAATTTTAGCATTTCGTCAAGTGTGTAAACTTCTTTTAGTTCTGTCATTGATACAATGCCTGCTCTTATCAATACATAACCTCTAAGCTCTAACTCACCAAACTGTGAATAATCAAATTTGCCGAACTTTACAATTTCTTCCTCAGTTTCTTGATAGCCACCGGTTCGGCTTTCCCAGATAGGGTGGCTAATCTCTCGAAAAAACCATTAAAATTTAGCTTTATAACATAAACACATAGCACAAACATATCCTGTACATTTCCACAGAATACCTCATCTGCTAAATCTCTATTAAGCTTTTCCTGATGTGTTTTGCCGTCATCGTCTTCATACTCAATTACAATATTTTCTCCAAGCAATAACTTACTCATAAGAGATTCCAGCTTATCACCATTGATTGCAGTTGAACCTGATAATGCCTCTGCTGCTTTATTTACATCTACATCCATTAAATCTCCATTACCAACCAATGGTGCAATAACACCAATTAAAGGGGACAAGACAGATGCTAAGTCCCCTGTAATATTGGCTGCTTTAAATGCAGGAAATGGCTTAATGTAAAATGTGTTATCACCTATATTTACCTTTTGTGCCTCCATTTGCTTTAAAGCCATATATCAATCTCCTTACTTAAATTCACCTTCACCAACAACTATTTCCCACTCTCTATTGCTTTGTGCTTTTCCTCTTGCCCATGTAGCCGGCTTTGTTACCCATGCTACAGCACCAACAAATCTTTCTTCACCGATAATATCGTTGATAGAAACAGCAAATGTTCCGTTTCCATTCAGTTGGTCCTTATCATACATATCCTGCAAGAAATCATTTGTAGATGATGACTGCAACAATGCAATCTTTACTTTGTACATTCTGGAAGGATCTATACTTCTTGCCACCTCCCCATCTGCACCTACTACATAAGATGTGCCATCTCCATCAGACTCAACACTTATAAAACTATCATCAGCAAATCCACTTACAATGTGTCTGCCAAGGGCACATGTTACCTTACGTGGATTGTATGTAGTTACTTTTGCCATAGTATTCTCCTTTCAATTAGAATGTCACATATCCTTCTATCTCTACTGCATGTATTGCCCCTGCAACCCTAGCAGACCATGTACAGTTAGATAGCTTTCTTGATTTCCTAACCTCTTCTGTTATTTCAGATGACCTTGGAACATTGACATGATAAGCCGGAATAGCATTTCCATCAGCATCAAACTCTGTGAGTGAAATACCTCCAATATCCTGTGCCTTCTTGAGTGTTTCCTCAATTTTGCAAAGAACAAGATTTATACCATTGTCATTGAATGGAATCTTCTTGTTATCTTTAAACAGCTTAAATACATTGACCTGCATTTCATTCTTCAGCCAATCTATGAATCTTATTACATCAATCCATTCTCCACTCAATGTTGCTCCACCGATGTTGAAATTAGAACCTGCATACCTCAATACCATTCCAACATGCTTGCCATCTAAGTTTCTTTTCTGTTCATTAGTAAGCAACGATGGATATACACTATTTAATGCCTTTAAATGCCATGTTTCAGTTCCTGGATTATATGAAAAACACTTTGCCATCAATGCTAATGCAGCGTATCCATTTTCTTTAGGCTGATTTCCGGCATCAAAACCGTCTGCAAGACCAGAATATATAGCAAATGTCCTATAATAATTGGTCTTCGTAATTGGAATAGTATCTATGTTGTCATACTCAAACCCAAATAACTTGTTATTTGATTCTGCCCAATCTGCAGCTTTATCAATATCTGCCTTATCCTTAAATCCGGTAATATGGAATCCGTAAAATCCTACCTGCGAACTTGCTCTATCAAGCGTAGCCTTCAAGTCTTCATTCAATGCATCTGTCTTTTTTCTAAGACAAACAAAAATTCTACTCGGTGATGGATTTTGTGAAAAACATACACTTGCAGCTATATAAGCTGCCTCTGTAGTCTTATATCCATATTCCAATAGCTCGTCTGCATTAGATATCTCAATTACAGTTTCTGTCATCTGCTTTCTTGACGAGGCACTGGCTTTTTCTACTACAATTAATATCTTGTCAAATGAAACATCACTTGTAGTGGGGTTTGAAATCTCTATATTGCATTTGATAATGTCATCTAATAGATTATTCTTCACTATTGATTTCCTCCTTCATAATTAGTATCTTTAATATCTGCTTCTTCTATAATATCTGTTATAGCCTTTGATATTTCAGCTGTTCCTCCTCCTGATGCATTTGGTAGCGTTCTTCCACCAACACCATATGGACCATTTGTATACTGTGTAAATGATACTGTAGCCTCTGCCATAGCCCTATACCTATACTTACTATCATTCTGTAATGCAGTTAAATCTCTTATAGGTGGCTCTAATGTTATGTCCAATCCATATGTTGCTAACTTATCTACTATCACATCAGACTCTATAAAACTAAAGTAATCAAACAAATCACTTGTAGCTGTATTTATATAATTTCCTGTGACACATCCAGCTACTGATATTGCTTTTCCTTTTGTATATAGATTTATTTCAAGTGTAGTACTACAGCTATACGCTCTCTCATCTCCATCTACTACTGGAAACAATGTCTTCCTTATTCCTCCAAGTTTTAGTGTTATGTATGGAGTCTCCGGCTTTGTATTAATCTGTTCTGCCCATATTACTTTAGCACCACAAAAAAATTCAGCTGTAATGTCATATATCATCGACTTAACATCTTCCAAGGTCATACATTATCCCTCCACAATAGGTTCTTCTTCATCCAAACATTGAACAAATGTAGCTGTATAGTGCCTAAGTGGTGTGTTTTCACTGAGTCTACTTGTTTGGCACTCAAACCATTTGCCTTGAAAAAATACTCTGTCAGCTTTTTGCTGTTTGCTTTGGTCTTCAGCTAAAATTTCTAAGTCACAGAATACTTTAAGTCTCTGTATTGAATCTCTTCCATCAGGTGTGGTATCTACCTTGTTCTCTAACGTCTGTATGTCCATTAGCAGCGTTAAATCGTTGTAGGGTATAGAATAATACCCTTTATCAAATTTAGGCTTTAAATAGCGTCTCAGTGTGTATCTCTTCTTAAGAAAATTTATTAGTCACCACTTCCCTTCTCTTTAATTACATAATTAACAGACTGTCTCATCCTACCAGTGTCAATGAGTGGTTTAGAAGAACCTTTTTTTGCAATAGTATATGCCGAATTGGGTACAAAACTTCCATTAGTAATTTTCTCCTGTATTAGGTCTTTTTGAAAAATACCAATCTCTTTTAATACCTGTTCAGCTGATGCACCACCTACTATATCTGCTTTCTTACTCTTCAAGAAATTCTTTATCTTGTCCTCATTTTCATCTACACTCATACGCAAAAAGGGACGAGCCGGTGCACGCTCTGTCCCTAATTCATTCCACATGGCAATATCACAAATGTCTGTCCCGTCATCTTCTGTAGCTCCACCCTGCTGAAAACCGACACGAACTTGCAAAGAGCCTAGTTCTCTAAGCATTCTCTCAAATCTTCTTCCATCAGGTGTAACTGTATCTCTTACATTAGCACTCATATAGCTTCTCCTGCTGATACGATAGGAATAATTGCGTTTCTACGCAATGTTAAGAACTCCAAGCCATATACAGTTAATGCATACTCTGCATCAACCTGTAAATTTGTTTGCTGTCCAGTTGTATAACTGATCGAGGTTTCTCCTTCTGAATAAGACCCTACTCTCAAGGAATCTGCAATACTACCTGTTCCTGTATCCCCATATCCGTTCATTTTAAGTTTATGTGCTGTCAAATACGCCAATGCCTTTTGATATGATACTCCGAACCTTTTTTCGCTTATCTGGTCAGAATACAACTTTATAAAAGATTTAACACCATATTGTGTAACTTTACCTTCATTGACTACATCATCATCAGGAAGGTTGCCAAACTCGGTAGCAACCATCCTGAATATTTCCAAGGCGTTCATATATAGACTCCTTTAAAAGGCTACTTGCTAAGAGCCGCCTTTACCTTCTTACGTACATCCGCTAAATCTTTACAGTCCGCCGGATTGATTCCAAGCTCTTTTGCTAAGGATGCTACATCCTCATCTGATGCATCCTTAAGGCTATCCAACTTAGTTTTCTTATCTGCATCTGACATTCCTTCTGCTTCTGCCGTTTCTGTCACAACCACTTCCGATGTAGGCTTTCCTGACATTGTAACAAGCCCCATTTCCTTATATATTTCAAGAATAGGGCTTCTTTCAAACACTGCAGGTATTTCCTTTGTCTCTTCAGGAAGGATGATAACATCACCTACACCTATTATTTTTTCTGAAATATTCTTTAACTTTACTGCCATACGTTTCTCCTTCTATTTATGCTCCTACCGCTATTAATGCAGACAATGGATAG